CTTATAAATCTTGGAGTGTTATATCTGGTAGTGCGACTTCTAGTGCATTGCCGTTACAAGCTATTTATTCGGATGTTAACATGTTGCCAGCATTAGGAACAACATTAACATATAATGATGCGTCTAATATTGACGGAACATTGCAAACACTAACATATTTTTCTGTTAATCATTTATTTTATAAACATAAATCAGAACCTATGAAAACATATGGGCCAACTGATTTAACGCGTACCAATAAATTTTTATATCAATCAGCATCTATATTATCATTTCCGCAAGTACGGGTTGGCGAAGGAATAAAACTTGCTTCTTTATTAATAACGGCTAGTTTTTTATATGGGAGTGTATATGGGTCTTCTTCGTATGGCACTGGCTCTTATGGATCTAATAGTCTATTATATATCAAATCAGATCGTTACGGCAATTTATATGATGCATCATTTAATACTGCATCGATTGTGTCAGGCGTTAAATGGTATGAAGGTTTCAATGAATATTTTGATACATCTAGAATTTCATATGAATCTGTAGATGTTACATATAGTCCAGGTGTTGCTACATTAACTGGATATCAAGGTCCAATTGGTTATCTTGCAAACTTTAATGGTAACGGATATATTAAATCTACATTGGATGGTTTATATGATAGAAATCATGATTATGCAATTTCATTTTTTATATATGCTAACAATACAGGAAGTAGTAATAATTTAATTATGGCTAAAGCTTCTAGTTCTTTAACGCCACAATATCCATTTAAAATTGAAGTAGATCCATCGAATCATGTTGTATTTACAATTGCAGGAAGTACTACATTTAAGTCACAGTTAACATCTACAATAGAAGTTGATACGCCTAGTTACGTGCACGTAGTATGTCAAAAAAGTGGCAGTAACATGGAAATTTGGATAGGCGGCGTACAAGATATATCTATTACGAATAATTTATTAATTGATACAAATTCGCCTTTTACTGCATCAGCTAGGATTGATAATAAAGATCCTTTATATATAGGCGGGTGGGAAACTGATGCAAATTTCACCGGCCGATTGGACGAAATTAGAATTTTTAATCGTGCATTAACAGCAACAGAAATTGGATATTTAGCAGATAGAACCGAAGGCGGATCATTCATACAAACAAATCATGTAGGTAATATATTTTATAAACAAGGCATTGCAATTATATCTAGTGCCGATTATCGATATGATAACATAATTAATTTACCTTATACTGCTTCATATCGTAGTACAAAAACTATATATGAAATGGGTGTAACTGCTAAAATAGATTCTGGAGATTTTAATGTTTCATCAAATTTATCATTAACAGGAGATGATGATGTAACATTTAAAACATTTGCAACGGGTAGTGCATTTGCTCCATATATAACTACAATTGGATTATATGACAATGCAGGACAACTTTTAGCGATTGGCAAATTAGCACAACCTATTCGCAAACGGCCGGATGTAGATATGAATTTTTTAATTAGAGTAGATTTGGATAGGAATATATCATGATACGATTAAAACAACTTTTACGAGAATTATCTGAAAATGATATTAATCGTTTGCTTGATAAAATTAAAAACAAACAATTTCGATTCATAGGTAGTGGCGATAATGCTCGAGTATATGAAATTGACGACGAAGATAAAGTTTTTAAAGTTACTACGGAACGAGATGAGTATGAAGTAGCACGTGTCATTTCAGGCCGTTGGAATGAATTTACTACATTTATTCCGGTATATTATGTTAATGATCGCGAACATATGTTTATCATGGCAAATGCTGAACCGCTACCAGATAATATTAAACAAATCATAGATGCTTTCATGAAACGTTATGGAGATTTTGCTCGAGCTGAAGGTGGTGAAGTTTCTATATTTGATTTTTTAGATGCAGATGGTGCTCGTGATACTGATGTTAAACTTGTTAATTTTTTACGAGCTTTACAACGCGATGTGCAAAAAACTGGTATTGATGAATTTGATTTAGATTTAGATTTTAGTTCTGATAATATGATGATGTGGAATGGAAAAATGGTATTAGTTGATTGGTAGTATATTTATTATAAAATAAAAGGATTTATAATGGCAATAAAAAGAAATAGTTCAGGATTTATTAGTAGTTATTCTAGCGATGCAGATTTTAAAGGCAAACAACTTAAAGCTAGAGAACTTTTAAAATACATGTATGATGGAGATAAAACAACAATATGTATGGGTAAAGATTTTAACGGTGAACCGGATTTTGATTCTCTAACTGGTGATTTAGATTTGGGCTCATTAGGTTGGTGGCATAATGTGCATTCATATTATGAAGTTCGTGTAGGAAATACTTTACCAGACTGGAAACCAGAATCACCATATATAATCAGATATCATGCATCCGATGAAGAACCAGAAACTAGATTTTCATATCTATATGTAAAAGATGTGAAAACTGGTAATAAGGGTTGGATTGATAGTCGAGCAGTTGATCTTATCTAATAAAACAATACACCATGACCATATTAGAAAATATCATAAGAAAAGCATTATTTGAACGTAAACAACGTTTGAATGAGGTAGAAGAAACATGGACGTACTTTGGTGGACTACGTAAGCCAATATTGAATAAAGTTGAATCATTAGTTCCAACATTCGTTAAAGGATTTGAACTAGATTTATCTGGTGATAGTGAAAAAAATATTTCTAATTCTTCAATTGCAAAATGGTTATCAAATATAACAAATACTACACCTAGATCTGCAGAAAAAGCTGTAGTAGATCCTGTAGGGTCTAATAGCAAAGCACCATCGCTAAATCAATTTACCGCTGGAAATTATATATTCATATATGGAAAAGATATTCAAAAAACTAGAGCAGAAACTAAAGGCATATCAAAAAAATGGCATGATATAATCAACGTAATAGTTTTACCAATTGATAATTTTCGAGATATACTAACAAATATCAATATTGATAAAATTGGTGTAAATGCATGGAAATATCCGTCAGCTAAAGGTACGCGATTTGAAAAACCAAGAACTCCAGGACAATCAGGACTTTTATACTCAGGTACTACTGAGTTAGTTGGTCAAAGTCCATTGTTGTATATTTCGGAATTAAAAGAACAACAAGACTTATACAAAGAATTATTACCTATAGCACGTGAAATGAAAAATACTCCGCAGCCTAATGGTGATATGAATCGTATAGATGATATTAATGATGCTATTGAACAGATGGAATCTTTTATACAAGATTATCCAGATTTCGATGCATTATCAAAAGCAATGTCACCGAAAGGACAAACTAAAGGATTCGTGCAAGTTATGGGAGCAGGATATTCAGGACCTGATCTCGTAGATTATGAAAAATGGGATGGTACTGATTCAAAACAAGCTGCAGCATTATCAACACAATCAGATGCAGAACAGACTGCACAAGCAGATGCAGCTGCTGTTGCTGCCGGGACTACTATGGTTGATCAAACAGATAAAGAATATGAAACTGCAGATAGTCCGGCCGGTAAAATCATGTTTACTGGGAAATGGAATTTAGAAACACAACAACCTATAGACGGTGTTGCAACAGATGAAGCAGGTAATAAGTGGGAAGGTGTTTGGAATGAAAATGGACAATTTATTACTGGCACTGGTTATAAAAAAATAGGTGATGGTGAGTGGAGAGGACAAATGATTAAAGGTTTTGCAAAAGGATATGGAGAATATAAATCTCCTAATATATACTTCGAAGGATTTGTTACAAATCAAAATGGTCAATTGGTTCCCGAAAAAGGAAATATTAATAGAAAATGGCAATCAGAGACTGTTCCGAGTAATTTTGATTCATTTAATGGAGAAATAGTTAATGGTAAATGGTATGAAGGCGAATGGACTAGATATGATTCGGAATCTGGAAAAATAGTTGAATATATTTTTAAAGGCTCATTTAATCCAACAACGCCTGAAACTCCTAAGGATGGAGAGGTAATTAAAGATGGCGATTATGCAAAACCATATGGTGAGTTTGCTAATGGCGTTTTTACTAAAAATTAAAAAAACATTAAACATGTTATGCGAAAAAATCATTTTCACTCTTCCGGAAATTCTAAACGAGCAGCTGCTCTTAAACATGGTTATAAATCTGGATTAGAGCATGTTGTTGCAGAAGCAATAAAATCTACTCCATATGATTTGAAATACGAAACAGAAATCATAAATTACGTAGTACCAGAGCGTAAAGCAAAATATACGCCTGACTTCGTATTTACTAAACGTAACGGACATTTAATGTTTGTTGAAACAAAAGGACGGTGGACTACGGCAGATCGTACAAAAATGAAACATGTTCTAGCATCAAATCCTGGAATAGACATTCGAATGGTATTTCAAAATCCTAATCAACGTTTATCAAAAACAAGCAAAACTACATATGGAGAATATGCTTTAAAACTAGGTATACGTTATGTTGCAAAGAAAGATATTCCTACAGAATGGCTTGAAGAATGTCTTAAATCGGGCGAAATGCCAATAAATACAAAACGTTTCTTCGGATAAGGTTTGATTTTTAAAATATTTTTAATATATTCATGAATAATTAATGAAATTTATTTAATTAATAGATTGAATGTAATGTTAATGAAATTTAATGTAATGAAATCGTTTGATCAGGAATGAAATGTATGTATCAAACATATATTAATATTATTTAATTGGATTCCTTACAGAATATTCATATATTAATAGTATGGAGAATCTAAAATTACTTCAATTATTAGAATCAGTATTAGGTAAAGGTAAACCTACATCTGGTGGTAATATTTCTTTCTTTTCTCCATTTACTTCACATTATAAACCTAAATTAGAAATTCGATTAACACCTGATGCATCTGGAAATTATACTTGGCATTGTTGGATATCTGATAAAAAAGGTAAAAGTATTTCTTCTTTATTTAAACAATTGAATTTACCTAAAGAACGACACGAACAACTTAATCGAATAATTGAATCTAGTAAATATCGTGTTTCGGTTAAAGAAACAAAAATCAATCAAACGATACAATTGCCGGCAGAATATGCACCACTTTGGATTAAGAAAAATACGCCAGATTATCGTAATGCAATGTATTATTTAATCAATAGAGGAGTTACAGTTTTTGATATTTTAAAGTATCGAATTGGATATTGCGAGTCTGGCGAATATTCCGGAAAAATAATTATTCCTAGTTATGATCGCGATGGTCAATTGAATTATTTTGTAAGCCGAGCATTTTACAAGTCAGATAAATTTAAACATAAAAATCCAAAAATTTCAAAAGACATTATTGGTTTTGAAATGTTCATAAATTGGTCACAGCCAATTATACTTTGCGAAGGTGCATTTGATGCAATTGCAGTTAAACGCAATGCAATACCACTTTTTGGAAAAATAATTCAAGGTGCATTACAAAAAAAAATCATTGAAGAACGCGTTAAAGATATATACATTTGTTTAGATGCAGATGCATTAAAGAATGCATTGTCAATTGCTGAAAAATTTATGGCTGAAGGACTTAATGTTCATTTTGTTGAATTACAAAGTGAAGATGCTTCAGAATTAGGATTTCAAAGAATTACAGAAATAATAGAGAATACAGATATTTTAACGTTTGAGCGCATCATGGAGCTCAAAATGGGATTGTTATGGACATAAAACGAATTGATGTTGGAATAGATAAGATAGATAAAATTTATCATGTTTCAGACATACATATTAGAACATTAAAAAGACACGGAGAATACCGTCAAGTATTTGAAAATCTATTTGAATACATTGCACAAACTAGTACTGCTAATAGTATATCAGTTGTTACTGGTGATATTGTGCATAGCAAATTGGATATGTCTCCGGAGCTAGTTCAAATGCTAGTTGATTTTTTTAACGGATTTAAAATACCTACAATTGTTATTTTAGGTAATCATGACATGAATCTAAACAATATGCATCGAATTGATGCTGTTAGTCCCGTTCTAGATGTTATTGGCAATCCTAATATTCATTTCATAAAAGATAATGGACTTTTTGAATTAGGCGGGGTAATATGGAATCATATGGCTGTTGATAAAACGCCTGCAGATTATATTCGTGCAGATCAATTTGCAGCTTCATATAAAATTGCACTTCATCATGGTGCTGTTAACACTGCTAAAACGGATATTGGTTATCAAATTTCAAACGAACATGTAACTACAGAATTATTTGCAGGTCATGACATTACATTGTTAGGTGATATCCATAAACCGGCACAATTCTTAGACGATGCTTGTACAATTGCATATCCAGGAAGTTTGATTCAACAGAATCATGGAGAAGCATTAGATCATGGAATACTTGTTTGGGACTTGCAAAAAAAGACAGCAGACTTTGTGCAAATCGAAAATGACTATGGTTATGTTACATTAGAAACTCAAGGCGATACCATTGTATCACATCCGCACCGAATGCCTAATAAACCACGTGTTAGAATCAAATTCAATGGTACTAGTGCGGCAGGTATGAAAAAGCTTATTGCAACAATACGTAAAAAGTATAATGTACAAGACATAACAATTCAACGTACAATTGAACATGGTTCTGCAAATACATCTTCTAATTTAGCAATAGGAAATGTACGAGATGTTGAATATCAAAATACGTTATTAACTGACTATATTGATACACACTTTCCTCAAGCAACCCCAGAAGAGACAGATGCAATACGTCATATCAATAGAACAATTAATTCAAAACTTCCTGCAGTAGAATCTATACGACATACAACATGGCATCCTATTTCTTTTGAATTTGATAACATGTTTTCATATGGAGAAGGCAATGTTTTAAATTTTGAAAACTTGTCCGATGTATGTGGTTTATTTGCCGCAAATACATCTGGCAAATCATCATTGCTAGATGCAATAACTTATACTATATTTGATAAATGTAGTAAAACTGGAAAAGCAAATGAAGTTTTAAACAACAAAAAAACTTGGTTCCGAGGTGTTTTTAAATTTGAAATGAATGGTATTACATATACAATTGAACGTAGAGGTACTCAAAATAAAAAGAAAGAAACTCACGTAAAAGTTGATGTTGATTTTTATACTGATGCAGAAAATTTAAACGGTGAAGAACGAAGTGATACAAATAAAAATATTCGTCGTTATTTAGGCACTTATGATGATTTTATTTTAACTGCATTTTCACTTCAAGCAGATAACAATAACTTTATTGAAAAGTCTCAGAAAGAACGCAAAGACCTACTTTCACAGTTTTTAGATATTACGGTGTTTGAACAACTTTATCAACTTGCTGCAGATGAAATAAAAGAAACGGCGGGTCGTTTAAAAGATTATAAAAAAACAGATTTTGCTGAAATCATTATCAATTCAGATACAGTTATAACTGCAAACCAAGATACAATTACTGCATTAGAAAATGAAGAAGATTCATTGCAAGATCAACGCAATACGTTGCAAGAACGCATTGTTGAATTGATTGAAACAAAAATGCCGACGTCATATAACGGTCCAGATATTGAAGAATTAAAACAACAAGAACAAGATTTAATTGCACACATTGAATCAATTCAAACGGATATTGAAATTGCAGAACAAGATTTAGAACAATTATTAGCAGACATACATTCACATAAAAAACAACTAGTTGAATATGATGTTGAAGAAATAAACACACAAACAAAGCAATATGCTAAAATACAAACAGAAGTTAATACACTTACACAAATACAAAGAAAACA